GCCACCCATCTCCATGTCTCTGACGCGACGCCTGTGACGTCTATCCTGAGCGTGTCATTAGTGTCATTCGCTGAGAGCGCTATGGATGTCCCTGCCGCGCTGTCTGATCCGATAGTAACGGGCGCATATACTTGGCTGGATGTTCCAGCGACGTTCTTAACGCAATACTGGCGCAAATAATGTGCTACGGCTGTGCCATCAGATTTTGCTCCGGTGATGTTTATTGTGCAGGATATGATTTTTCCTGACGGGATCGACAAATATGTTGTTGCCCCGTCAAGCGCCATCTGCACTGCGGTGTTCGTTGTCGTTTTGCAACGCAAAACAAAGCGAACGCGTTGAGCGTCTCCGACAGAGGCAAAAAGACCGGACGCATGAGCCTGCATCCCTAGTCGGTTAGCGTTAGCCGATGCACCAAATGCGCCGCTGTTGTTTCCGCTGGCAGTATTTTGTAGCCCGCAAGAAAACGATTGCTCGCCTGACGATGTGTTCTGGCTCCCGCCTATTGCCGCCGCAAATGTATTTGACGCAACATTGAGCCTGCCGATTGCCACCGAAGAATTTCCTGATGCCGTGTTACCATTACCGAGAGCGACCGCCCTGATATTGGAAGCCGTGTTGCCTCTCCCAGCAGTAAAGGCCCCTTCTCCGGAGGCAATTTCTCCGCTAGCTGTTCTCGTGAGCTGAAGATCAACAGCATTCACACCCCTCGCATTCCCGCCTGTTGTCGTTCCGTCAGGTTTGGGGCCGAGTACAAATGCACCAGTGCCTTTTGGTGTCAGCACGAGAGCTGAGTTGGTTTGCCCAGAGTGCTGATTGACTAACGCTACGTTGTTCTGCGTGCTCGTTGTGGCGTCGTCGATGTTTATGTCTGAGCCCTGAATCGCATTGTTCCCTGTGCCGTTAGCCCGAACGATTGCGTTGTCTACAGTGCCGGGAGTGACACTGCCGCCGCTTGTAGCTGGTTGTTGGATGTTTGCGCCAATCATGCGAGCAAGATGAGGGCGTTTTTCTCGGTAGGTTCAGGGAATTTTATTTCAAACGATCCGTCAAAAACCGGACGATCCGCGCCGAAATTTAAAGTGCAGATGACAGAGTTGTTTTTCGATGCGTTGTAAATAATCGCGCCGTGAGCGGTGAATGATGCGCGGTCGATCTTCAAATCGTTGAATGTCACGAATGCGCTGCGGCCTGCCATACCGTTCCTGAATCCCGTCAGCACATATCCGCCGCGCTCGTAGCCTGGCCCGCTGACTTCGCCGACGTCCGTGTAATGCGAGAGTTCCGGCCCGATCGTCGCGCGGCTCGTATACAGCGCAATTTTGTAGGTGTCGGTCGATTGGTGGATGCCGAGCAAAAATGCCTGCTTGGCTGAGAGTGCAATTCCTTGAGCGATCATTTTGTTTTGAGTTGTGCGTAGCAGACTGCTGCGCGTTCAGTTGTGTCTGGAAATTCTGATATCATAGTATCATCCGACATACAGCGAGGGATAAAATCTTTTTCTGATTCGGTCCCCGTAGGGGATGGAATGACAAACTCGGCAGAGCTGGGTAGCGATAGGCTCTTCACGCGTCCGTGCGCGTCGCGTTGCAACGTCATTGTTTTAGCCTTGCTCGCCGCTTCCTTTGCGGATATGCGCCGTGCCTTAGCTGCGGCCCATGTCTGGCCTGCGTCGCCGCCCCACAATGCCCATGCAATGCGGCCTGCGGACGGAAAGCCCTCTTCACCTGGTTGAAAACCCTGCCCCTTTTTATCAACTTCGTGCCGCGAAAAATAGGAGTGCATTCGCTTGACAGTTTCGTCGGAGAGGTTCTTGCCGTTGCTGATGTCGCGAGCGCGAGCGACCCCGACATTTGTGCCGCCGCGATTGAATTTTTCACGCCATTCAAGCCCCTTCTTTGCTTCTGCGATCATGCCAGACGTCGGCTTGTTTTTCCCGTCCTCGAATTGCGAGGCCTCTTCTTGTTCCGTCGCTGGCTGCGGAGCGGTCTCGAGAGTAGGCTCAGGCGAGCTGACGGGCTGAGCCTCATTCGCCTTCGGCATTGGAACTGAATCGGAGATATATTGAGGCGGAATTTCCATTTCCTCCGCAAGCTCAACAATCATTGCAGCCTCCTTCGCCCTTGCGCGAAGTGCCTCTTCGTAATCCTCGCCTGCGTCTGCGTAAATCTGACCGGCTGTTTTAAGTCCAGCCTTCCAGAGCGCAATATCGGCATTTGCCTCGCGCCCGTAATCGATGCTGACCTTTGCTGGCCAGCACCAGCGGCCGTCAAGCAAAAATTCCGAATCGTCAATCTCACCACGTGCGGCGGCGTCGAGAAGGACGATGTTCTTGATTCGGTTTAGGAATTGTGATTCGAGAAGTCCGCGCCACCTTGCAAACGTGCGCTCAGCCATCGCTGCCTCCATGCGAGCCATCGGCCCGCTCTTGTCTGCGTCGAATGCGAATCCGTATGGCAGCCCGACGCTCATGCAAATATGCGACTGCACCAGTCGAATGAACTCTCCGAACGCTCCGCCCGGTCGTTCGCTCTGGAACATTTCCATCTTCTCGCCAGCGCTCAAATAGTTAATCGTTCCTGGGTCGATGTTCGAGAGCTTTTCAGTTTGCCCGTTGTCATTCCGTGAGCTGGTCGCGAAATAGTCGGCAGCGTCCGCCGAGCCGTTCTCGGTCGTGATGACGCCGGTCTGATAACTCGCGTATTTGATTGCTTGGATCTCGGCCTTTAACGCCTCTTGCAAGTCCCGCGCGGCGTTGAGAGCCGTGGCAAATGCGGACCGACCGCGATATTCGTCGAGCCTCGTGGCGTCGAATAGGTGGATAAATTCAGAAGCAGATATCTCTGTTGGGTCTAGATATTGGTTGTTTATTGTCCGGACAAAAATTTGATATTTATCCGGCCTGCCGTATTCGTCGAGCATGATGCCGCCGATATATTTATCAGAGTCGATCAGTCGGTTATAGGGCGAGCCGATGCGGTCGGCCTCCACGCTCTGTAATCGCAGTTCGCCGGCTTCGCGAACGATAACAAATCCACAGTCGCCATCGCGGAGGATTGCCATGACTGCGAGCTGGAGCAGTGTGATGAAATCGTGCCTCCGTAGGAAATCGCACTTACTGCACCAGTTTGCCCAATATCGTTCGACCTGCGCGTCTAGCTCTTTGTCGCCGGTGCGGGCTTGGTATGAGAGGCGGCCTGATACGTAGGTTGCAAATTTCAGTAGCAACGAGCGCACCGGTGGGAAGTTATCGGCCAAGTCACGCGCAGCGCGAATGAGCTTGTAACGCTCGGCCGTGCCGCTTGTGTCTTCTCCTCCCGCGATGTTGCGGCTGATCCCGCGCTTAGTCGAGTCCAGAGCTGCGTCGAACCTGCCGAAATTGCGCAGGCGGTCTTGCGCTATCATACGAGCCATTGCGGCTTTAGGTGCAACAACGGCCAATGCGCGAGTGAGTAAATCTTGTTTCATGTCGTGACGTGTTATGGTCTCTGTGTAGGGAACGCGGAGACAACTCGTTTCACTCGCGTGCCATTAGCGTTATCGATTGCGGCTTGGAGTTCCTTGATCGTCTGCGAAACTTCGCCTAGGTTGGCGCGGGTGAACGACCGCCCTGCGATGCTGTAACTCGCGCCGGCAACGGCGATTGCCTCAAGGCAAGCTATGAATTGAGTCTGCAGGCTCTGAAGAGTTGCAAGCGGTAATCCGAAAAAAGTTTTTGAAAGCGCCATCATTGGGCGCTGGTGTCAAAGTTTGCTCGCAATAAACTTTCCCCGCGACTGCGTGCCACGCTCGATGTCGAGCTTCCTCCATGCCTCTGCTGGCATGGAGACGGATTTTGAAATTGCGGTGCGTCCCTTGGCGTTGGCGTTCTTCTTGCCTTTTGGGCGACCAGCGCCTTTGCGCTGGCCTCCGTGGGTAGATGGTTTATTCATATCCAGAAATTCCCTGCCTCGAAAACGGTATCGGTAATGCATTGGATGTTGTCCTCGATCTCGCTCTCGTTATCGAGACCCGTGGTCTTCACAATGATTGATTTGGTATCGCTCGAATCCTCAAACTCAATCTCAGCGTCAGGGTATTTGGCGAGGATCGCTATTTTGTATTCGCGTTCCAGCGAATCTCTTACCTCGGCAAATTGCTCGTCGGTGTAGGTTGCGGATGGGTCGATGCTGTTTTGGTCGTGGCGGATTGTGATTTTCATATTTTTGGTTTTTAGGTCAAGGCTGGCGCGGGGATCGAACCCGCGCCGGGTGGGGTTAGGCGCAATAGCAAAACCAGCGCTCAACGAGCTCCAGGTTTGTCACAGGCTGCCCCATGCAGTCTTCAGTGAAGACAAACATAAATGCGGCGGCCTCAGATGGAGTGTAACCGATTGCAACAAAATCCTCGGATGTGATGTATTCGGTAATGTCTTCCTCAGAGTTGCGAGCGTTAATTTGTGGAATGATAGCGTTAAGTTTGTCCCAGAATGAAATCCAATTATTTTTGTGAGCTCGCTTAAGATTCGCGATGGATTGAGCGATTTCTGTATCTGTGATTTTCATATTTTGATTTTCGGTTTTTGGTTTCGTCGTTGGCGTGGTGCCTTCGATCTGGAATGACTATCTCACGCATTTGATTTTTTGTAAACAATTATTTTTCAAAAAATGAAAATAATTTTAGAGGCCCGCAAAGCCGCATGAACACTAGCTCTGCGGACGCAATCATTTTCGTGACGCCAAGAAAATGATCACTCCCCGATTGGCAAAACTCCCGCGAGCATAGCGGACGCAAGCGCGATGCACTCGCAATCGAAAAGGTGGTTCGGTCGCCCGCCGATCCGCACCCAGCGCGATTCCACCTGCTTCGTCTTGGAGTTGACGATGTCTTTTTTCATTTCTGATACCATCTGCGCGCGGTAGTCGGTGCTCGCATCCCTTGGCGTTTCCCACTTCGGCATAGCGTCCGGCTGGCGGATTGCGGCCAACTTGTCTTTGATCTTTTCGTTGCTGTGGAAAAAGTAAAACGCTCTGAGATTGTCCGATCCGGCGACTGCCGTTTCGATCTTCGAGACGAATTTTTTTACGCGGCGTCCGCTGCCGTCGATATGCGAAAAGCCATCCTGTCCCGATCCGTGCGAGGCGGTCCAGCCGTTGCGTGCGCAACGCTCGTAAACAAGCGGCGTGTCGTAGCCCGCGTCAATCACTACGGAGCGAGGCGGCACGTTGTATTGCAACGCGAGGGATTCGATAGTCTCCCACGTCAGAATTTTGCCCTCAGACAAGAG